TTTTTTGCGTATGTGTAGGTGTTTGTGTAGGTGTTTATCCACTCTGCGATTACCAGATATTGACCGCATACCAAAGGTGATTGGAGTGCATTATTGTATGCCTGTGTGTTTTCTGCATTCTTTTTCGCTCTATCACCCTCAATAGTACTGCCGTTAGCAGTCCAATATGCAATCTCTGCCTGTGTTGCCTCTCTATCGCCTTCCTTTTGATTGCCAGAGTACAAATATTCACCCTCTTTGTTGTAGTAAATTTTTACCGTATTCTTTGCCATTTTCTTTATCTCCTATGCTATACCTGCAATAAGTTCTTCAACTTCTTCAACTGTAAATCCGATACGGAAGATTTTTGCATTCTCATCTTCAACCAACTCTAATTGGCATTGTTTGCCGTCTTCATCGGTTACAATTCTATGGGTATCATCATCAACAGGAATATCCCCTGCCTGTATCTCCCCTTTGTCTTCCCATTTGTAGCGGTTATCTAATAACCCCTGTAATTGTACTTTTGTTTCTTGCGGATAATCTGTAATACAATTCAAATAATCCTGTTTTGTGTTTAATAATTTCGGAAATCCACGCATTTTTCTGTTCTCCCTTTTTTCTTTACTGCTACTATTACTTTTTTGTACCTCTTATGTAAAAGTAAAATACCTGTCAATCTTTTTAATCACCGTCTTAAATGGTAAATTGTCATTGTACTTTACTAATAAATCCTGTATTACCCCACTTCCTGTGAAAAATATTCTTTTCTCTGGATTGTCTGGCTCATAGAACTGTACCGCTACGCACATTTTATTGTTATCCGAGTATTTGCTATCACGGATTTTATACCGTGTTACAATTATCTCTTTGTTGAGTATGCTCTCAATTTTAACTTTATCACCCTCTAATGCTTGCTCCTCTACGGCAAAATCTGAAAAACTATGTATTTCATTGTCCATTGTCCTGTTTCTCCTCTGCTTGCAGTTTTTTAAGTTTTTCTTTTTCTGCTTTTCTGATCTTTCGCTCCTCTCTAATCTTCTGTTTAATCTCTGCTAAAAGTTTGCCGAGTTGTAATTTTACTTGAAGATTGTGAGTATTTGCGTGTTTGAGCCAACCATAAGTTGATGTTATAATTGACCTGTACTGTTCTTCTGTAATTATACCACATTCTAATTCTTTTTGGACTTTCCCCATTCTGCGTATAATTCTCTTTGCCGTACTCTTGCGTAGGAGTATGTAATTATCAAAATGTCTATACCCCAAGAAGTCCACTCCCTGCTTACAGTTGAATACATCTGCTTTGCTAAACTTCAACTTCAACTCTCTGCCGATAAACTCCTCTATTCTTCTTTTGCATTCTCGCAAATATTTTTTATCATTTCCAAATAAACAAAAATCATCACAATATCTAACATAATCCTTTATCCTCAATTCCTGCTTAATAAATCTATCCATTTTTGTTAGGTAAAAATTTCCGAACCATTGGGAAGTCAAATTGCCGATTGGTACATTCTTCCCCCCTTCAAAACTAAATACGATGTCTTTGAGTAGCCACAGGACATCTTTATCCTTAATAACTCTCTCCAACATCTCATATAATATCTTCTGGTCTATGCTCGGGTAAAATTTGCGTATATCACACTTCAAACAGTATTTATTCCTTCTCACAAATTCCATACATCTCATACTACCTTTGTGTTGCCCTCTGTACTTAATACACGCATAACTGTCTGCGATAAATAACCTCTCAAAAATCGGTGTTAAAATATTCATCAATGCGTGTTGCACTATTCTGTCTGGCTTGTATGGGAGTACATATATTATCCTCTCTTTTGGCTCATATACCGTCTTCCGATTATACGGTGCAGTATGAAAAGTCTTTGTGATTAACAGTTGCCTTACCGCCTCTAACTTCTCTTCCCAATTATGTTGAAATCTCTGTACCGCTACAAAATTCCCTTTGCCTTTCTTTGACTTTTGATATGCTAATAAAAAATTCTCTTTGCTGATAACCTGCTCCCACAGGTTGCCGTGTCTTTTTACCAATTCTTTTCTCCATATATCAAGAGTGCCTCATCTTCGGGAATTGTTACACTCCCTACCAACAAGACACTCACTCCGTTTCGTATTTTGCCTTTTATGGTTATTATAGACAGGGTTGAAAATTCAGATGGAGTTACTTCCCTTTGAGTTTTTTTGAAGTAGCCGAAAAAAGTCGGGTACTGCACCCCATATCACCTCACGAGCACCGTTATTCGCATTCACATTCGAGCGAACATTATTACCATTCCGACAACGAGAACTGCAAGACGATGAGTTATTCCAATTACCGCCTGCAAGCAAGTGCCTGTGAACTTTGTAACTTTCAACCTATAACCCCCTACGACATTTCTGCCGTCTGGTGTTATCAAGTGGTAATCACGAAAGGTTTGCATACGGTGTGCCTTCACAGGATTTGCGATTGACGGATATTCCGCCCCTTTGTGCAGATGTACTCCGCACCGTTGTCTTCGCTTGCTCCGTACTGCTCCCCCTTCGCACTTGCGTACCACTTAATTTTTCTTTGTATCTTGCTTTGTGTTTGTGTTTGTGAAATTGTTACAAAACTACACATTCAAGATTTTAGGTCGGCTCACCCCACGAGCACCGTGAGCCGCAAACACAGACGAGCGAACACTATGACCAGTCCGACAACGAGAACCGCAAGACGAGGAGTGATCCCAAGGACCGCCCGCAAGCAAGCAATAAGAACTGCCGTATGTTTGACCTCTTGTACCTTCTCCGTCATAGGTTGAGAAGTTACTGCCACCATTAGCAGAACACTCGTCAAGCCATTGCCAAATAAGTCCGCAACATTCTTCTACGAAATATCCACTAATCATTCTCTTATTTGCCGTGTCTAAATGTCCACCTGCATTAAATGGGTTTGGCTGTGCAGAACCTTTGACCGCAGTTTTTTGGTTACTTCCTTCTGCAAATACTGTGAAGTCATTATCCGTTGCCAATTTCTTATTCTGCAATTCCATATCCCATTGATGTTGTTGTTGAGTGCGTGAGTTTGTCATTGTTGCACCGTAAACACTACCTGCCGTGAGGTTTGTACCAGATTGTAGGTAAATATCTACCCACATATCAATCTTATCAATATATACCATTCCGTTCGGCTCTGATAATGGTCTGTGAGTTAAACACCAAACAGAGTTCGGAATAATATCTCCTGCGTTATATCCAATAGCAGGGTGGGTACTCCAAATGTTTGTATCTACAAGTGCAGGAGCATTTGCAGATGTTACCGAAACACATAATGTGTGGCAACCGCCAATTTTACGAGAATTGTTTGCCGTATATCCTGTCGGATATGTGCTATTTGTTGAGGCAACAACATTAACCGTGCTACCACTTCCTGCAACAAGATAGATGTAATAATCTGTACCAACTGCAACACTACCTGTGTCAAGAATACTTGCCAAATCGTATGTAGTATCTTGATTTGCTCTGTAAATTCTCGGCTCATCTTCTCCTGTTACCTGTAATGTGATTACGGTATTTGCCTTTATAACAAGAGTGTCTTTATCGTATGCCTGTATGAAATCCTTCTGGCTAACACGAAAGTCTTTTGGATCTGCCTCTTCAACATCTGGTAAAAATTGTGTAATCTCAAATGCTGAATTTGCGGAGATATACACTAATTCGTATATTCCGCCTGCTTTAATATCTCCTGCTACGAGGTTTGCTCCTCTTTTGTAAACAGTTTTTGCACCCAATCCCCCAAGATTTACTGTAACTGCTCCTGTGTTATCTGACGCACTAATAAATCTTGCCTTTAATCCGTTTGTTAGCACGGTAGGTGCTATTCTCGGTGATACTGCCGAAAGTGTTATTGCGTCTGCCGTACCCCCTGTTGTGTAAAAATCACCGTCTGCAACAATCTGGCTTACTGCCTTTGCTACTTGGGTGAGGTCTGTGTCGTCTGGTGTTAATCCGCCTTTTGCGATAAGTCCTTCCAATTCGTTAGGAATTTGGTTGAACTCATTAGCCGAAAGGGTATCACCTGTGCTTTTTGAAACGATGTCCATTTTTGATTTTCTCCTTTACCTTTACCTTTTCTGTCGCTCTGTTCTATAGATAATTATACATTATAGTACAATCCGCAGGTTTTATGATGTTAAATACCTTCTTAATAAAACTTGCCGTATATTCCCCGAAATATACAGGGAATACCAACGGAAATTCCGCAGGCGGTAATACATCATATAAATCTACGATTATAGTATAACTTGGATTTTCTGTGAATAATATCGGGAATGTTAGCGGAAATCTGCTAACCTCAATGGCAGGATATACTTTACACTTAAATCCGAAAAGACTTGCAATTCTCTCCCAATCCTCTGCCTTATCCGCTCCGTCCATTAACTCTTTAATATACAGGTTTAATCTGCGTTCTTCAATGGTCTTCCCTTCTACCGTGAATACTCC